CAGGTAGAGGAAGAACAGGTTACAATAAAGGTGGACTTGCAACAATGTTTAAATTAAAAGGATAATTATGGCGGCACCTTTAATAGCAGCAGGAATAGCGATAAGTAAACCTATAATTAAAAAGTATGGTAGAAGACTTATTAAAAAAGCAAAACCTTTAATTGAAAAAAGTTTAAAAAAATACAAACTTAAAGATAGAAATTTTAAGGGAGCATCAGGAGCTCCTGATAAAGTAAAGAAAAAATTAGTTAAAATTGATAAGATGAAAAAACTTAATCAAAAAGATATTGAGAATGTTGCTCAAAATAAAGATGTTATTTTAAGAAATCAAAAAATGGATACTCAAAGAAAAGTAATGAGTGAACTAAAAGATACTAGAGATAAGCTATCTACTTTAGAAAAAGGTATTAAGAAAAAATTTAGAGATTCAAGATCAACAGGTGGTTTAATAAGTGGTAAACCAAAACTAGCAAAGAGAGGTTGGAAATAAATGGCAGAAATAGATGACGCTTTACCGAATCAATCAGTAAGCGACGAAGAATTCAAAGAAACAGAAGTAACTGAAGTAGAAACACCTAACGAAGATATCATCGAAGCATCAGAAGATGTAGAAGTAACAATGGATGATGACGGTGGAGCTGAAGTATCTTTTGATCCAAATGCAGTTGATCCGTCAATGGCTCAAGATCATTTTGCAAATTTAGCTGAATCACTAGGTGAAGAAGTTTTATCTCCATTAGGAAATAAACTTTACGATCAATACACCGAGTACAAAGAATCTAGAGGAGATTGGGAACAATCTTATAGAGAAGGTTTAGAACTATTAGGATTTAAATATGAAAGACGAACAGAACCTTTCAGAGGTGCATCAGGGGTTAATCACCCAGTACTAGCAGAAGCAGTTACTCAATTTCAAGCACAAGCTTACAAAGAATTATTACCAGCCGATGGTCCAGTTAGAACTCAAATTTTAGGAGCAATTACTCCAGAGAAACAAGACCAATCACATCGTGTTAAAGATTTTATGAATTATCAAATAATGGATCAGATGAAAGAGTATGAACCAGAGTTTGATCAAATGCTTTTCTATCTACCCCTCTCCGGTTCTACCTTTAAGAAAGTCTACTATGATGATCTATTAGGTAGAGCCGTTTCAAAATTTGTACCGGCAGATGATTTGATTGTACCCTATTCTGCAAATTCATTAGATGATGCAGAAGCAATAATTCATGTAATTAAGATTTCTGAAAATGAATTAAGAAAACAACAAGTAGCAGGATTCTATAGAGACATAGAATTAGGAAATCCTCCTGTAACTGAAAATCAATTAGAAGACAAAAAATTAGAACTAGAAGGAATTTCTAAAGATGGTCAAGAAGATCAATACACACTTTATGAAATACATACTAATTTAGATTTAGAAGGCTATGAAGATATGGGATCTGATGGTGAACCAACAGGGATTAAACTTCCATATGTAATCACAATCGCCGAAGCCAATCAAAAAATTTTATCAATCAGAAGAAACTATGCTGAAGGTGATAAGATGATGAAAAAAATACAATACTTTGTACAATTTAAATTTTTACCTGGAACTGGTTTCTATGGCTTTGGTTTAATTCATATGATCGGTGGTTTAACTAGAACAGCAACAGCTGCCTTAAGACAATTACTAGATGCAGGAACTTTAGCTAACCTACCGGCTGGATTTAAATCCCGTGGTATTAGAATTAGAGATGATGCACAACCATTACAACCTGGTGAGTTTAGAGATGTCGACGCTCCAGGAGGCAATATCAAAGATCAGTTTATGACATTACCTTTCAAAGGACCCGATGCAACTCTACTTCAGTTAATGGGAATTGTAGTATCCGCTAGTCAACGATTCGCGGCCATCGCAGATATGCAAGTGGGTGATATGAATCAACAAGCAGCCGTTGGAACAACTGTTGCATTATTGGAACGTGGATCGCGGGTAATGTCGGCGATACACAAAAGATTGTATGTTGGACTTAAACAAGAATTCAAATTATTAGCAAATGTATTTAAAACATACTTACCTCCTGTTTATCCTTACGATGTACCAGGGGCTACAAGAAATATTAAGGTGCAAGATTTTGATGATAGAATAGATATTCTACCGGTTGCAGATCCAAACATTTTTTCTCAAACACAAAGAATTTCAATGGCGCAATCACAACTTCAATTAGCGCAATCGAATCCTCAAATACATGATCTATACCAAGCGTATAGGTCTATGTATGAAGCATTAGGAGTAAAAAATATTGCAGCTATTTTACCTCCGCCTTTACAACCACAACCTATAGATCCAAGTATGGAAGAAATTGCAGCGATGAGTATGAAACCTTTTCAAGCATTTCCAGGACAAGACCACAAAGCACACATTGATTCTCATTTAAACTTTATGAAATCAAACACGGTACAAAACAATCCTGCTGTAATGGGTGCATTGCAAAAAAATATCTTGGAAAGAATTAGTTTAATGTCTCAAGAACAAATTCAATTAGAGTTTAAAGAAGAATTAATGCAGGCACAACAAATTCAAATGGCGTTAAAACAAAACCCTAACAATCCACAAATGGTTCAAGAAGCTCAAAGACTTGCACAAGTAATGAATGCTAGAAAAGCTGTGTTGATTGCCGAGCTAACTAAAGATTATATGGATGAAGAACAAAAAATCATTAACGAATTTGGTGGAGATCCATTGATTAAATTAAAATCTAGAGAACTTGACCTAAAAGCAAGACAAAATGAGGCAAGAAAAGCTTTTGATGAAGGTAGAATTAGCTTGGATACTATGAAAGCTATGATGAACCAACAAAATACAGAAGAAAAACTAGAGCAAAACGAAGATTTAGCAGAATTACGTGCTGAAACTTCGCTAACTAAAACAGTTCTATCGAATCAAAACAGTATTAGACGACAACAAATGTCTGATGCTAGTAAGATTCACGATTTCGGTAGAAATTTCGACAAAAATTAACTATAATAAAATCATTAAGGAGAAACTTATGGACAAAAATTGGATGAGAGGCCAGACTTATACTAAAGCACCTAAAATTGAAAAAGAATTAGGTGTTGGTAAAGATGGCTATCAAACAGGCGGCGTTACTATCGAAGCTACTGACCCTAACGAAACACAAACTGTAGATGTTAGAGGAACTAGAGCTATGAGAGCTGATAAAAAACCTGTTAAAGCTAAATGGTACTAGTCAATGTGGTTATCGGCAATTAAATTAGCCGTTTCCGCTGGTAGTAAGATTTATGCTAACAAGCAGAGAACGAAGATGGCAATGTCAGACGCACAGCTTATGCATGCTTCTCGTATGGCCGAAGGTAAGGAAGCTTACCAAGGAAAATTATTAGAAGCCCGTCAGTCAGATTGGAAAGACGAGGCAGTTTTGATAATTCTCTCGGCGCCAATAGCAATTCTGGCTTGGGCGGTCGTAAGCGACGATCCAGGAGCAATGGACAAAGTAAATATATTCTTTGAACATTTTGCGGCACTTCCTGGATGGTTCACAAATTTGTGGATCCTTGTAGTTGCCAGCATATATGGTATAAAGGGTACTCAAATTTTTAGAAACGGAGGAAAAAAATGAGACAAAACGGAGTAAGATCAAATGTCAGATTTCCATACGGAAGTTCAGGCACAAAAAAACAAGGCGCTAATGATAGACTAGATGAATCTCTAGGATCAAGAAGAGGAAAAGAATCTACTAAATCACAAAGTTATAAATCTAGAAGAGATGAATCTAGAGGAGCGAGCAAATAATGAACTCAAAAAGAATGAATAGACTGGAAGAACTTGGAAGAGTTGATTCAGAAAAAGCATACACTAAAAAAGGTAAAGAAAATCTTGGGGCTGAAAAATCTAGAATTGTTAGAGAACTTAAAGCTGACGGTGGTAAAGCTGGATCTAAAAAAAGAGAAAGTTCAAGCACAAAAGGAAATATTCGTCACGGAAAACTTAAGTCACAAAAAGAACTTAAAACAATAACAGATAGTAAAAAATATAAAGATGCTAGCTATGGTGACAAAACTAAAATGTTGAATGTTGCAACTATGAAAAAAGGTGGCAGAGTAGGTAAAGCTATGGGCGGTTCTTTAAAAGCTATTCCTTCAGAAAATAAAGGTTTAAAAAAACTTCCAACACAAGTTAGAAATAAAATGGGCTACATGAAAAATGGTGGTAGAGCTAAAATGAGAAGTGGTGGACTAGCTAAACGTGGGAGAGGTTGCGAAATTAGATAATGGCTAAACTTTGTCCCAAAGGTAAAGCTGCAGCAAAAAGAAAATTTAAAGTATACCCAAGCGCCTATGCTAATATGTACGCATCAAAAGTATGTAAAGGTAAAATAGGCAAAAGAAAAAACATGCGTGAAGGTGGTATGGTTGTAGAAGATATGACCACAATGATAGAAGTCTAATGGGCGATCTAAAGAAATGGGTAAATGAAAAATGGGTAGATATTGGAGCTCCAAAGAAGGATGGCAAATATCAACCTTGTGGGAGAAAATCATCAACAGGTTCAAAAAGAAAATACCCGAAGTGCGTTCCACTTGCGAAAGCCACACGGATGACAAAAGGGCAAAAGGCATCTGCTGTCAAACGAAAAAGAGCGGCAGGTAATCCAGGAGGAAAACCAACTAATGTTAAAACATTTGCTAAAGATGGTGGTATGATAGGTCAAGCACAAAGAGATTATAGAGGAAGTTATATTGATGGTGATTTAGGTGGAGTAAAAGTTTCAAATCCAAGTTTAAAAAAATACTATAAAGGAATGTTGTAATGAGAAAAGCAGACAACATGCCCGCAAGAAATAAAAAGAACTTCAGATCTACAAAATCTGGAGCAGGAATGACACGAGCTGGTGTTGCTTCCTACAGAAGAAAAAATCCAGGCTCTAAATTAAAAACAGCTGTGACCGGTAAAGTTAAAAAAGGGTCTGCTGCCGCTAAAAGGCGAAAATCGTACTGTGCAAGAAGTGCAGGACAAATGAAACAATTTCCCAAAGCTGCGGCCAATCCAAATTCGAGACTTCGACAGGCACGTAGAAGGTGGAAGTGTTAGATAAATTTTTATACTCTTTTTTTGGAAAACTCGATAATGCTATTGCATTTGTTGAAACCT